TCCATAGGCTCTACGGAGTGTTGTAAGACAATTAAAACAATGTCTAGTAACAGTACTGAATAGTGCTCTCTAGCTCTATGTAGGCTACATTGTGCTCTTTAGCTCTATTTAGTAATAGTCTTTATTACTATATTAAAACCATACTATATTGCTACTAAGAAGAAACTACTTTGTTAAACTATATAGTAATTATAACACTACTTTCTCTTTTTGTCAAGTAGTATTTGTCGATAGCTAGTTGTCCCCTATAGGTTGGTTTTATCGGTATTTGTAAACTATGAGATACATTTTGTATCATTAAAAATAATCCTTGACTTTTAAACAAAAGCATGTTATAATGACCCCACAAGTAAAGGAACGTATGACAAGGCGTAAAAAGAGAGAATTAAAAGCTGAAGGTAAATGGTGGTCTGACTCACAGAAGTTAGAAGCTGCTACTACATTCTTAGCCATTGGTAACGGAGCACAGACTGCTGCTGCACTGGATATCCCATTAGCGACATTCAATCGCTGGAGATATACCGAGTGGTTTAAGAAGATGGTTGACGACCTCAAGGCTGAGGACAACCTTAAGCTTAATGCTCGTTTGAACAAGATTGTCGCTAGAGCTTTAGATGTCACAGAAGATAGGCTTGAAAAAGGTAACTATCAATATGACCCTAAGACTTCTGAGCTAATTCGTGTCCCTGTGTCGATGAAAGACGCAGCTAAGGTAGCCAACGACATGTTAGAGCGTAAAGATGTTATTGAGACTAAGCCAGTACAAGAACAGATTGAAAAAACTGTCGATGCTAGGTTAGCTGCTTTGGCTGAACAGTTCAAAGCCTTTGCTAAGCCTAAAGAAAAAGATATTACCCCTAAGCCTTTAGTAATTGAAAACGAAGCCTAATGGAGTTATCCAGTGAAGTCATTGAGGGTTTTAGTAATGCTTGTCTGGTTAAGAACTTTGACTCAGCGACTCAGACCCCAGAGTTCCATAGAGAATTATGGGAACTATGTTGTTCTAAAGACAAGTTTGTGGCTATTGCTGCTCCTCGTGGTCATGGTAAAAGCACTGCTGTTACTTATACCTATTGTCTTGCAGAAGTATTATTTCGTAGGTCTAAGTATGTTTTGATTGTCTCAGATAGCTTTAGTCAAGCTGGTTTGTTCTTAGGTGATATCATTAAGGAACTCAGGGACAATGAAGACATACATGGTTTATTTGGTCACATTGAGTTGACAAAACAAACCGAAGATGATATAATAGGTGTATTCAGCGATGGTACATCTTTTCGTATCCAAGCCAAAGGCTCTGAACAAAAGCTTCGTGGTTTGAAATGGTTGAACAAACGTCCAGACTTAATCATCTGTGACGATATGGAATCTGATGAACAGGTTCTAAATAAGGATAGACGTGAAAAGCTTCGTAGATGGTTCTATTCAGCTCTTATCCCTGCCCTGTCAGTTACAGGTAAGATTCGCATAGTAGGTACTATTTTGCACTTAGACTCCCTTCTTGAAAGGTTGATGCCTGAGTCCCAACTAGCCTCACTAGGAACTAAAGCTTTAAAGAATCTCATTACTGAAGATTTAAAGCAATTTACAAATTATAAGACTTCTTGGTTATCCATTAAGTATCGTGCCCATACAGATGACTTTAGTAAGATTCTGTGGCCTGATAGGTGGAACAAGAAAGCTTTAGAAGAGCGTAAAGCCCAATACGTTGCCCAAGGCTTAGCTGACGTATATTCTCAAGAGATGCTCAACGTACCTCTTGATGATGCTAACGGATTCTTTAAGAAGAGTGACTTTGCACCACTTAAAGACGAAGACCGTAAAAAGAATTTAAATTACTACATTGCTTGTGACTTAGCTATTAGTCAAAGGCAACATAGTGATTACAGTGTTTTTGCTGTGGCAGGGATGGACGAGAATCAGCACTTGCAGTGTGTGAACATCGTTCGTGATAGAATGGATGCGATGCAGATAGTAGAAACCATTCTTGCCCTCCAGCGAACTTACAACCCTGAGTTGTTTGGAATCGAGGCAGGTACAATCCAGAAGTCTATCGGACCATACCTTAACGAAGCAATGATGAAGCAGGACACATTTATCAACTTAGTTTTACTCAAGCCGTCTGGTGATAAGTTGAGTCGTGCAAGGTCAATGCAAGCTCGTATGAGAGCAGGAGCCGTCAAGTTTGACAATTCTGCTGATTGGTATCAAACATTTGAAGATGAGCTGTTGCGGTTTCCTAGAGACAGACACGATGACCAGGTCGACGCTTGGGCCTACATTGGGTTACTCTTAAACCAAATGCAAGTAGCTGCTACTCAAAGTGAAGTTGATGAAGAAGAATACAGGGTTGCCTTACACGATTATGGATACGACCAACAAGGCAGAAATGCTACGACAGGCTATTAAGAATAAATGAAATTACAAAACGAATTTAACTTAGACAAGATTGTCTCTTCCCCTAACATCGCTGAGATGCTAGACGAGGCTGACCTCAATACTATTAGCTACAACGTCTACAAAGGATTTCAAGCTGACTTGGAGTCTCGTTCTGCTTGGGAGAAACGTACTGAAGATGCTATGAAGTTAGCTCTTCAGGTAGCTGAAGCTAAGTCCTTTCCTTGGCCTGGAGCGTCCAATGTCAAATTTCCGCTTATTACTATTGCTGCTTTGCAGTTTCATGCTCGCAGTTATCCCGTACTTATTAACGGGGAGACTCCCGTACAGTGTCGTGTAATCGGTGACGACCCTACAGGTGCTAAAGACGCTCGTGCCCATCGTGTTGCTCAGTTTATGTCCTATCAGATTCTTGAGCAAGATACTACTTGGGAATCAGAGATGGATAGAGTTCTTATCTCTCAGCCTATTGTAGGTTGTGCTTTTAAGAAATCTTATTTTGACCCAATCCTAAAGTACAACGTCTCTGAGCATATCCTTGCTAAAGACTTTGTCGTAAACTATTGGACTAAGCATTTAGATACATCCCCACGCATTACTCAAATCCAATACCTATCTAAGAACGACATCTATGAGCGTGTAGCTCGTGGCTTGTGGTGCGAAATGAAGGAAGGTCGTCCTGCTGCTGTTCCTCAGTCAAACATGACTTTGGCTCAGAATAAAGCTCAGGGTATGTCTGCTCCTGATTCTATTGACGATAGCACTCCTTACGAAATCCTAGAACAGCATACCTTCATTGACTTTGATGGTGATGGCTACGCTGAGCCGTACATCATTTGGATGCGTCGTGATACTAAACAAGTTCTTCGCATTGTAGCTCGCTACTTTGACACTTCTATTGAAAGAGATGAAAAAGGTAATGTCCTCTCCATCCAAGCAGAAAGCTATTTCACTAAGTTCCCTTTCATTCCCTCACCTGATGGTGGATTTTATGACCTCGGTTTCGGAAGCCTTCTTGGACCACTTAATCAGAGTATCGATACCCTTCTCAACCAGCTTATTGACACAGGCACAATGGCCAATACCGCAGGTGGCTTCCTCAGTCGTGGAATCAAGCTCAGAGGCGGTAACTACAACTTCGCACCTTTAGAGTGGAAGCATGTCGATACGACAGGTGATGACCTGCGTAAAGGTATTATGCCTTTACCTGTTAGAGAGCCTTCTCAAGTTTTGTTTACATTGCTTAGTATGCTTATCAACTACGGTGAGCGTATTGGTGGCTCGGTTGACATCTTGTCTGGTCAAAACCCAGGTCAGAATACTGCTGCTGAGACTACAAGGACAATGGCAGAACAAGGAATGAAGATTTTCTCTGGTATCTTTAAGCGTACTTACCGTAGTCTTAAAGATGAGTTCCGTAAGCTGTATCGCTTGAACCAACTGTACCTACAAGGTATCGAAGATTACAACAGTGATACAGGTCAAAACTTTATTGATGCTGATGACTTTGCAGGTCCAGTATCTGATGTACGTCCTTCTGCAGACCCTAACATTGTTTCAGATACCCAACGTATCCAACAAGCTTCAGCGTTGCTACAGTTAGCTTCTACAACTCCAGGCATGAATATGTATGAAGTTCAGAAGAACTACCTCAAAGCAATGAAAGTTTCTAACATTGACCAGTTGTTACCTGACCCTAAAGGTCCTAACGCTATCAAACCAGGACCTTCAGAGAAGATTCAAATTGAGCAAATGCGTAGCCAGATTAAACAAATGGATATGGAATTGCAAACTAAATTGGCTGCTATCAAGTTGGCACAAGCTGCAGAGCTACAACAAGCTAAGATTCATAAGTTGGAAGCAGACGCTATCCTCTCTATTGAACAAGCTGGTGGTGTGCAGGCTGGACATGATATTGCAATGCTAGATGCCCAGATTGGTGCAGCTAAAGCTAAACAAGAAGGTATTCAAGATAGTATGAAGACAGTTATGGCTCTTGAAAAGCACCTGTCTGACATTAATAAACCTCAAGAAGCACCAAAAGAGGGAGCAGCAAAAGAGTAGGTTTACTAAGGAGGAAGTATGGCAATCGTCGTAACAGAGCAAGAGTTTCACGAGTGGAAGGCAAGTCGAGTAACACAAGCTTTTATGAAAGCTATTTACAACGACAGAGAGTGGTTAAAAGAAATGTTGTTAGCAGGAACCGAAGATGATGCGAGTATTCGAGGACGAGCAGCAGCATGTACAGCTATTCTAGCTTTAGACTACAACGAGTTAATGAATTCAGTAACGGAGAAGAAGGATGACTAACGTGTCTGGCATTACTCCAGTGTTTGATAGGATTTTAATTAAGCCTCTCGAAGTGGAAGAAAAGACAGCAAGTGGAATCATTATCTCTACTGCAGAAACCAGCGAGCGAGAACAGCTTTCAAATACTACAGGTGAGATTATTGCCTTAGGTGAAGAAGTTCCAGACGGTGTTGTTTCAGTAGGTATGAGAGTTGGCTACGCTAAGTATGCTGGTTTGATGTACAAAGGTAAAGATGGCGTGGATTATCGAATGATTAACTACGACAACTTAGTATGTAAATTAGATGATGACATGAAGTTGATTGACCCACATCTAGCACAGGGAAGAAAACCATGAGTGAAGAAATACAACAAGAAGCACCACAGGACGCTCCAGAAGCTCCTCAGTTCGAGTCCGAAGCAAGGGCGCAGGGCTGGGTAGCAGCAGATGAGTTCCGTGGCTCTGAGAGCGATTGGGTTGATGCTGAGACGTTTGTACGTCGTGGCAAAGAAATTATGCCAATCCTTCGTAAGAACAATGAGAAACTGCTTAAAGAATTAGGTGAAGCTAAGAAGGACGCTGCGGAAGTACGGGAAGCTGCTAAAGAGTTCCGTGAGTTCCAAAAGCAACAATTTGAACGCAAAACCAAAGAACTTGAAAGCCAGCTAGAGCAACTGAAGCAAGCTAAGCGTGAAGCAATTACGCAAGGTGATGGCGACAGGGCAATAGCGATTGACGATGCAATGGATGAACTGAAAGAGCAACGTCAAGAGGCTAAAGAAGACTTAAAAGCTGCTGAAGAAAAAGTTAAAGAAGCTCCTCAAGTCACTCAAGACCCTACACTCAATGAGTGGATGGACAAGAATGATTGGTTTGGTAAAGATACACGTTTGACTGGTATGGCTAATGGATTAGGCGTTGAATTAAGACGTGAAAACCCTTCGCTACAAGGTAAAGCGTTTCTAGACAAACTAGATGAAGAGCTTGCAATTATGTTGCCAGAGAAGTTTGGTAAGAAACGAGTACAGAATCCGATGGAAGGCTCCTCTAATGGAACAGCTAGACCATCAGTGGGTACTGGAAAGAAATCTTACAACAACTTACCTGCAGAAGCTAAAGCAGCTTGTGATAAATTCGTTAAGCAAGGTCTTATGACCAAAGAAGCTTATGTTGCAGAATATGAATGGGATTAAGGGAGAAAGAACATGACTGAAATTAAAAAAGAAGTTAAAGCTGTACCAGAGTCTACTAAGGTAGAGCGTCCACGTGAACGTAAAAAAGGCGTATTTAATGGGACTCAAGGTAAGCTGCAAGTAGGAAACCAAATTGAAGGGTATCACTTGCATATTTTCAATGACACGCCTGGGCGCATCCAGAATGCCACTGAAAACGGTTATGAGTTTGTTCACCCTAGCGAGGTAGGTGGCGTTACGGATAATGTTACATCACGTAACACCGATGTAGGAGATAAGGTTAGGTTCTTAGTAGGGGCTGGTGAGAAGGGCGACCCAATGTATGCTTACTTGATGAAAATCAAAGAAGAGTGGTGGCTTGAAGACCAACGTCAATTACAAGAGCGTAACGACAAAACCGATGCAGCAATCCGTGGTGGTAATACACCTGGCGTAGATTCCACAGGTTTCTACAATGCTGGTATTAAATTTTAAAACTTTCTAATTAAGGAAAAAAAATGGCAAACGTAAATGCCGTAACAGGATTGTCGCCAGTTGGCACAATCACTGGTGCACCCTTTAACGAGCAAGGCGTACTTTACGCTATCGCTAACGACGCATCCAACACATACGCTATTGGCGATGTTGTGAAGTCTGCTGTCGGTAATGATGCTAATGGTGTTCCACTCGTTACTAAAGCTGTAGCTGCTTCCGTTCCACTAGGTGTTATTGCTTCCATTCGTGTAGCTAACCCAGGTGTTTCATTGCAAGGTACTAACTTAAACTTAGCACAACTCTGGATTGGCTTAAGTGCTGGTTCATATACCTATGTTTATGTTATCACTGACCCTGCTGTAATTTACTCTGTTCAAGCTAACGCTTCTGCAGATGCTAAAGTTGGTGCTACTGCAGTTCCAACAATCACTGCTGACCAGACTTCAACATTGGCCCAGTCTTCACCTTTATCAAGCACTTATGTAACTTGCGATAGCTCTGCTACTGCAGCTTCCATGTTCCAAGTTGTTGGTCTCTACCAAGAGCCAAACAATGTTCCTGGTGCTTACAATAACGTTTTGGTGAAGTTTAATAAACACCAATATTTACAAGCCTTCGGCGCTTAATAGGAGAATAAAAAATGGCTGGTGTAATTACAACTGGTACTCACCCAAAGGCCCTATGGCCTGGTGTTAAAGCTTGGTGGGGTCAAACTTACGACGAACATCCTGAAGAATATATTCACTTGTTCGACAAAGATACTTCACATCAAAACTACGAGGAAGACGTTCAGTTAACTGGATTTGGTCTTGCTCCTGTTAAATCTGAAGGTCAAGGCGTTCAGTATGATTCAGAAGTTCAAGGTTTCGTAACTCGCTACACACACGTTGCATACGCTCTTGGTTACATCGTAACTAAAGAAGAGTTGGATGACAATTTGTATGAGCAAGTTTCTAAGCGTCGTGCTGCTGCTTTAGCTATGTCTTTCCGTCAAACCAAAGAAAATATTGGTGCTAACGTTTACAATCGTGCGTTCAATGCTACCTACACAGGTGGTGATGCTCAACCTTTGTGCTCTACAGCTCATCCAAATACTTCTGGTGGTACTTTTGCTAATACCCCTACTGTGTCTGTTGACCTCTCCGAAGCTTCTTTGGAAGATGCAACAATCGCAATCATGGGTTTCCAAAATGACCGTGGTTTGTTAATTAACGTAATGCCACGTTCTTTGATTGTAGCTCGTCAAGAATGGTACAACGCTAACCGCATTCTGAAGTCTGTATTCCAATCAGGTACTGCAAATAACGATATCAACGTTCTGAAGGCAACTAATGCCATCCCAGAAGGTATCACTATGAACCATTACCTTACAAGTCCACATGCTTGGTTCTTGCGTACTAACATCCAAAATGGTATGAAATACTATGAACGTGTTGGTATCACATTTGACCAAGACAATGACTTTGACACTATGAATGCTAAAGCTAAAGGCTATGAGCGTTATAGTTTCGGTTGGTCAGACCCACGTGCTGTATATGGCGTTAACGGTCCTTAATGACTAAAT